CGAATTTACCGAATATGCTCGTCCACTTGCTAACTCGGGCACAGCTATCACTCTCGATGTCAGCGATAATACTCAGCTTTATACACTGACTGGTAACTGTACGTTCACACTGCCAGCGCTATCGAACTATCCCGCGAACAGTTCAAAGAGTATAACGATTGTTGTTAAACAAGACGGAACTGGTGGAAGGACAGTAGCATTCTCAGCCACCGATGGATACTCTATCAACAATTCTGCTTCAGTTCCCGCACCATCTTCTGGAGCGTCTAAAGTTTCCATCTATACTTGCATTGGTATTGTAGAACTAGCTGAATGGTTCATTTCTCTATCGTATATTGATGATTAAAACTCAAACTTTTATAAATAAGTCTGAAAACAAACTAGGAGATAACTATGAGTGATATTGAGACCGCGCTTGCAGCCGCAGCCGAAGAAAATCCTTCTGCTTTTCGTGATAGCATTAATGCTGCCCTGATGGGAAAGCTAAACGATGCTATCGACGCAAAGAAGATCGAAGTTGCTTCATCTTATCTCCGCCCTGAAGAAACAGTCACAGAGGTAGAACCTTCGGAGGTCGTTGATGACTCAGCAAATTAAAACTTTTTCTCAGCTTGTTGAAGAACTGAAGAAGCGTTCTGAAGCTGACGATCCGTACTCACCAAACACGGATCGTGACAGCGACGAAAAGGAACTGAAGCCTCGCGCTCCTGGTGAGAAGAAGTTCAAGGATGATCACAAAGTAGAAGTAAAGAAGCATCCTGTTGCTGGCGACAATCAGTTCAATGGCTCAACAAAGCCAGCTGGCGATCATAAGGGTCCAGAAGGCAAGGGTGAGCCTGTAATTAAGCAAGGCTCTAGCGATATTAAGAACACGCATGATGGTTCTAAGTCGCCTGATACGAGCAAGGCAGCTGGTAAGAGATTTGGCGATCTTCGTGTTGTAAATCCAATTAAGGAAGAAGTCGAGCAGATTGAAGAAGTCGAACTCGAAGAAACTGCCTTTCGCGATCTGCAAAATATCGCAAGAACAAAAAAGGAAGGTAGAGTAAAATTTTCCAATGGTCGTATTGAGTCTGTAGATTTCAATACAGCTTCTGCTCTTGTTTCTGCACACTCTAAGTTGAATTCGGCAAATAAGAAGAAGTTCGAAGAATCCATCAATAAAGATTTTGGTGGCATGATGCGGATGGTCGATTTTGCAGTTAATAAGAAGTAAGGAGTAGATAATGTTTGTAAGACCAATTTCAAACACATATATTCTAGCTTCTAATACGAATGTCAATTTGGCAACTGCAGTTCTAGTTGTAAATTCCGGAAGCACAGACAGAACTCTAATCGTTGCCAACACTGTTGGTCCAGAAAATGGTGGTGGTGTTTACGAAGGAACAGGTAATGGTTTCGGCAAGCATGGCGAAATCTTTATCAATGCCGGCGAGCAGTTGGTAATCTATAAGCGCGGAACCGATATCATGGTCGATCTTGCTGGTTCTAACGATCTATACGCGACTAAGGTTGCAACTGGGGGTGGCTAATATGAAACTGATTTGCGAAGTTAACGAAGAAATCAAGTGCCTCACCGAAGAAGCTGAAGACGGCAAGAAGAACTACTTCATCGAAGGCGTTTTCATGCAGGGCGGTATTAAGAATAAGAACGGTCGAGTTTATCCCGTCGATATTCTTAAGAAGGAAGTTGATCGCTACAAGAAAGAATACATTGTCGAGAATCGCGCATACGGTGAACTTGGCCATCCTCAGGGTCCAACGATTAACCTGGAGCGCGTTTCGCACATGATTAAGGATCTGCGCCAAGAAGGGGATAACTTCGTTGGCAAGGCAAAGATCATGGATACTCCATATGGTAACATTGTAAAGAATCTCATGAGCGAGGGCGCAAGACTTGGCGTTTCTTCACGCGGAATGGGAACTCTTACAAAGAGGAACGGCGTTATGGAAGTCGGCAACGATTTCTATCTTGCTACTGCTGGCGACATCGTCGCTGATCCTTCTGCTCCACAGGCTTTCGTTGAAGGCATCATGGAAGGTAAGGAATGGGTTTGGGATAACGGTATCATTAGAGAAGTCCAAATCAGTCAAATGCATGCTCAGATCGAAGAAGCTGCTGCAGCTAAGAGAACTGATCAAGAAGTTCTCAAGATTTTCGAAAAGTTCCTAAAGGGTCTTTAGGATAAACATTTTTATAAATAATATGTAATTAATTAACTTGTACCAATTTGGGAGATAGAGATGTCAAAGAAGGAAAATGAAAACATCGTTGAAGAAACCGAAATCGGTCTCGATGAGGCTAAGAAGGCTTCTTTCGGTGTTAACGCAGAAGTTCCAGATCCCACTGGCGTAAATGCTAAGGCTCCAGGCGCTTCAAAGAGTCAGGGCGACAAGACTCCTCCTGCACAGGGTTCTTCTCAGAAGCCAACCACAAAGATGGCTATGCTGAATGCAATGATGCAGGCTGCTTCCAAGATGAAGAAGGAAGATCTTGCCGCTGCATATGGTAAGTTCATCGGCGAAGAGACAGAGTCCGAAGAGGAAGTTGTCGAAGAAGTAGAAACAAAGAAGATCGAGAAGATCACTCGCGAAGATATCACTGTTGCCGAAGACATCGATGCAGTGTTCGCTGGTGCCGATCTTTCTGACGAATTCAAGCAGAAGGCTACAGAGATTTTCGAAGCTGCTGTCGTTGCTAAGGTTAACGAGAAGCTGGCTGAGATTTCTGAGCAAGCTGAAAATGATCTCGCTGAATCCACCGAAGTGTTCAATAAGGAACTTGTCGAAAAGGTCGACAATTATCTTGAATATGTCGTTGAGCAGTGGATGGAAGAAAACAAGCTGGCTGTCGAAACCGGCATCCGTGGCGAAATCACCGAGTCTTTCATTTCCGGTCTCAAGGGTCTGTTCGAACAGCACTATATTGAAATTCCCGAAGAGAAGGTTGACGTTGTTGAAGAACTCGCCAATAAGGTCGAGGAACTCGAAGGTCAACTCAATAGCGCAATCGAAGAATCTATTGCTCTTAAGAAGCAGAACGAAGAATTCGAACGCGCTGTTGTCTTCGCGGAAGAAGTTGAAGGTCTGACCGATACACAGGCTGCAAAGCTAGAGTCTCTTGCTGAGGCTGTAGAATTTGTCGATGCTGATTCGTTCAGAACAAAGATTCAGACAATTCGCGAAAGCTACTTCGCTGGCACTCAGGAAGTTCTTACCGAAGAAAAGTCCGGACTTGATGATGAGCCAGTAGAGGTTGAATCTGATTCGACCCCCAAGGGCGCGATGGGTGCATATGTTCAGAGCATTGCTCGTCACGTCAACAAAAGATAGACTTTTTATAAATAACTGTACTTGATTAAATCTCGAAAGGAGAAGGAGAGTAAAATGGAAAATCTTATCGAAAAGTGGGGTCCCGTAATCGACCACCCAGATCTGGGCAAGATCGCTGATCCTCACAAGCGTACTGTAGTTGCACAGCTGCTCGAAAACCAGGAACGTTCCGCTCGCGAACAGAGCATTGGTTCTGGCGGCTATGGTGCTCCATCACTTCTGGGCGAAGCTGCTCCCACTAACGCAATGGGTGTTTCTTCTTCAACAGCCAGTGCTGGTAGCGTCGACATTTTCGACCCAGTGCTTATCTCGCTGGTTCGTCGTTCGATGCCAAACCTGATTGCTTATGACGTTTGCGGCGTACAGCCAATGACTGGTCCTACCGGACTGATCTTTGCTCTCCGTTCGCGTTATAGCAGCCAGACTGGCACCGAAGCCCTGTTCAACGAAGCCAATACCACGTTCTCTGGTTCGGCTGGCGGTAACACTGCTTCGCGCTTTGTTGTTGGTAACACAACTGCTGGCAAGACCCAGACATCCAATGACCCAACCACTCGCGTTTCTTCGTCTGCTACTGGTTACTCAGTTTCGACTGGTATGACCACTGCTCGCGCAGAAGCCCTCGGTGATGGTTCTGGCAATGCGTTTGCCGAAATGGCATTCTCGGTCGAGAAGGTTGCAGTCACTGCAGTTTCTCGTGCTCTGAAGGCTGAATACACCATGGAACTGGCTCAGGATCTGAAGGCAGTTCATGGTCTTGACGCCGAGACAGAACTCAGCAATATTCTGTCTTCTGAAATTCTTGCTGAAATCAACCGCGAAGTCATTCGTACGATTAACAAGCAAGCTACAGCTGGCGCTCAGGAAAACGTGACATCCACTGGCACGTTCAACCTCGACGTTGACTCAAACGGTCGTTGGATGGTAGAAAAGTTCAAGGGTCTGCTCTTCCAGATCGAACGCGATGCCAACCAGATCGCCAAGTCCACACGTCGTGGTAAGGGTAACGTCCTGATCTGCGGATCTGACGTTGCTT